TTCCAGGTTGAATTGCTGTGGGACTAAGAGCGTCCTCGGCATATTCCAAGATGCCATCAATCAAACCAAATGACGTAGTTAAAGATGCTTCTACATTAGCACAGAGTGGGTTTCCAGCGGGATCGGCAAGAATAGAACTATCAGTAAACTGAGGAATAATTGTATATGTAGCTGTAACTGGATTACCTGATGAAGAAACCCAGTTTCTCATAGCAGCAATTGATAAATCTCTAACCTGCGTGAAGGCATATCTAGTAGCGCCTAACTCACTAGCAGGAACACCTGTTAGCGTAGTTCCAGTATAGTAAAACTCGGCAGCATTTACAGAACCAGTGTTTCCGCCAAGTACAAGGTCTCTAAGAACTCCGCTAATAATATAGTTAATATCTCTACGACACTTTCTTTCATCAACATCACCCAAACCAAGCGAAGGATACTGATTTTTTGTTTTTAAATATGCTTCATCGGCAATGTGATCTCTATTTCTGGCAATTAAATACGCAGCATCTAGATACGTTCCACTCGCTTGGTTGGCAAGAACATCAACAAATAGATAAGAAAGTGTATTAATAGCATTTGCTACGTTAGCACAAGCAGGGGATCCAGTAGTGTCGTCAATAACTGATTGATCAATATAAGCATCTAATGTAGTGTATTGTGGACTATATACAGGACCTGTTAAACCATCTCCAGTACGCCACTTTCTCATGGCGTAAATTGCTAACTCTCTAGCATATTCAATCGCTCTTACTGTTTGAATAATTTCATAATCAACATATTCAATTTGACCAGCGTCAATATATTTGAGAGCAGCATTAATAATATTGTAGTTGCTACCAAATTCTAAATCTCGAATGACAGCATTGAGGAAGTGTCCGACATCTCTACGACATTTAGCATCACTTACAGGAATATTAAAACTTGGATAAGCTTTCTGAGTTACTACTCCGTCAATCGTACACTGGACGATAATACCATCAAGTCTAACAGTGTCATCATCACTTGCCCCGTGAGGACTATCAACAGTAATAGTTGCTTCACCAGTAACATTATGATCGTAAATAAAATCAGTAACATTTACCGTAACTCCACCAAATGTTACTGTGCCACCACTAACATAAGTATGGGCAAATCTAGAAGTTCCTAGATAAATTTTAAAGTTTAGAGTTGTTGTATCATATACAGCAAAATACTCTTTCTTAAATTCGTCATTAATTTTACCAACAACTTCGTCGGCAATAAAATCAATATTATTTCTAATTTGTAAACAAGCGTCCTGATATCTTCTTGCTACAGGTTGAGAAACAGGGAACTTGTTTGGAGAGTTGAGTAAAGATAAAGTTACTGATTTAGAAACAGATTTTACGCTAATAACAGCACCATTTGTTTCTGGGTTCCATTCTGATTGATTATTATATCCTAAAGCAGGATCAATTTTTTTAGGAATTACAAATCTTCTTGCTCTACCATCAGCGTCTTCAATTACTTTATAAATTCTCTGTTTTCCATTTAAGAAATTCAGATCGGTTGGCATTCCAGTAATTTCAATTTCTTCACCTTCCTTAAAATCGTGAACATTACTAGCACCTTCAAGTAAGTTTGTGTAGAATACAACTCCACCCAAATCTTCGGCACTACCATAAAGATCACTCTGGAAACCATCAGTCCAAGTTCCTTGTAACGAGAAATCAATTAATACGACAGGAACTTCTTCTACTCGCTGAACAGCGAGATCACGTCCTTCAAATACAACCTCACCCTCTGCTCTAGTTGACGTTACATTATTAGCATTGAATTCATAAGCATCTCTAATGAAGGTGTAAAATACTTGACCGCCATCATCAGTTTCGGGAGTCAGGGGATCGGTATGAGTAGGACCAACTGTACCAGATGTACCAGCAGTAGTAACTTCATAAACACTATTAATATTCCAAATTAGATCTCCTAATTGGTATACTTGTCCGCCATCCCATCTTAAGGTTCCAGCACCTCCATATGTAAAGCTTTCTGATGACTGGAAAGTACCAGAAATTCCAACAACATTAGCAATGTTGCCAGTAGAAAACGCGTTTTGATCCGCAGGATCCGTAATGTCGAATTCTACTTCATTAATTCTAGCAACAACACCAGTAGTAGCACCTCTAGCAATAGAACCAGCGACTAGATCATTTCCACCAGTATTGAAAGTAAATGATGCTTTATATTTTTGTGGTCCGAAGAATTGATGTCCTACTGGAAAACTAGTTCCAAAGTCTCCGTTAGCACTAGCGTCATAAGTAATTCTTTGCTTGTCGTCAAAGACCATAGCAAAGTCCCAAGTACCAACAGAGGCACCTGAGGAGTTAACTTTATCTTGATAAGTTACACCAATAACATAGTTTTTATCACCAAATTTAAAGATGTGTTTACCAGGATTATTCGGTCTAATAATAACCAGACGAAGGTTGTCACCAACAACTGACGCGTCAGGGGGAATTGAAATTGGGTTATCTTCTAAATATTCTCCACCAGCAATAATAATAGATTCTTTAACCCCTGGAGTCTGCCATGCTAATTGGCAGGCTTTCTTGATTGTTCTAACTGGGTTAACTGGTGAACGACCATCATTATCATTATCACCAATTTGTTCGGAAACATAGATACGACCACCAACGTCGTTTGTTGCTAGGTTTAGAACATATTCGGTAGTAGCAATCTTATCGGATCTGTCACCAAGAAGAGGTGTAATCGAACGTGGGAAAATACCAGAGACTCCACCTTCACCATAAAATTTATCGTTAGGAGCATCTACTCGATAACCAATATGTTTGAACAAAACTGTGCCATTTAGTTCCGTTCCATCTTCATGTGTGGGGGGAAGAATATCACAAACACCAGTATTAAGTGCTTGATATACGTTCTTGTTATAGAAAAAATACTCATTGACTTGAATAGGTTCGGCTTGGTCGGGAAATGGTACGCCAACACCATTCAAGAATACTTTGAGGTGGGGAGCTCGAACCTTAATATCTGGAGTAACTAAGTTATCAATATCCAGGTTTAGGATATTTGCTGTATCAGAAATAATAGAAGTAGATGTTCTAATAGCACCATTAATATCAAGCTCAAAATCAATGGTATCTAGAAATGCTTCGGCAGCACCACCAAAACCGTTTCCACCTTCAATTGTTACTGTTGGCGGAATTTCATATCCATCACCAGGGTTATCAATAAGAATAGCAATAATTCTACCAGCACTATCAGTATCAGCAGTGGCAACTGGTGTGATTCCTCCAGGCAGTGTTGGAGCAGAGAAATTAATAGTTGGAGTATCGGTGTATCCAGTACCTGGAGATAAAACGTCGATTCTTTCAACACGTCTTCCAGTTCTGTTGATACCTACACGTGGTAAGTTTGTGCCAGAATCGATAACTGCTTGAATGATTTCACGTTCATTCGATCCGCCACCTGCCCTGATACGTACCGAATTAGAACCGACGATAGTGGAATCGACGCCTCTAATTTGTTCTCTGTCAGAATTAAACTGAAAACTCATGTTACTACCCAGTCAACCGATGGTTTTATTCTCTTATCTATTTAGCATCAAGTCCAGTCAATACTAACAACTTGAACGGAAGCAACCCACTTAATAGTTTGTCCTGGGGTGCCGCCTTGCTTTGCTACAGAGTAGCTAAATCTGTTTAAAGCTCCTGTATCAAATAATTCAGTTGTCCATGTTTCTCCCGAAGGAACAGTATCTTTAATGATGGTAATTAAATTAGAAAGTTCGTTAGGAGACCCAGTGCTACTAACCAATAGCACCGATTCAATTTTTTTTGATAAATGACCAGTTCCGAGATTATTGACGCCAATGATATGTGCTGTAATAAAATTGACACTACTAGACGATACAGAAATCTGAGTTCCTGTATCGTCTAAAGATAGTACATCCGTTGTGTTTCCTCTAAGAACATATGTTGAAGCGTAAGAATCACTAAAATTAAGATTTTTAATTTCTAAAGAGTTGACATTAACAAGATCTTTCGTTTCATTGATTAGGGTAACATTTTCTACAGAAAATCCCCCCACAGAATCTAGGGCTTTTAAATTTGATGCCATTTATTGTTTACCTCTTGGTGATGGTTTTTACAAATGTGATTTCAACATTATCATTTAATCCCAAAGCAGGGTCTAAAGTAACTGTAATTCTGGCGTTATTTAAACCATCAACATCAAAAGATGCTGAGATAATCTCAGCTCCAGATTTAATATTATTAATTTCCGTATAGAAAAGATTGGTTCCATCATCAATTACATTATATTCTACAATTTCTTTGTTACCAGTAGTAGTATTGACTGCCGTAACTAAAACTTTACCAGAAGACTCTGTGGATAAATTATATAAAAGAGCATTACCAGAAGCACCAGACTGACGAGTTAAAGAAAGTCTAGAAGTATTGAGTCTAAAATGATTGAGATCAAGATTTGTTAAGTCGTCATCTAAAAGAGTAATGTTATCTGGAGTTCCTGTTGTAAATCCTAAGTTAAAAATAATATCGCCTGTGTTTGTTAGACGTAATAAATGATCATTGTTGAGACCAGATGAAAGACCAATATCAATCTTATCTTTTGTAGAATATATGAATGTAGTGTCAGCAACTGTGTGGTCGATATTTAAAGATAAATTACTGATTCCTAATGTTTCGGCATCAAGATTCATAACTTCACTGACCGAATTAAAGGTATCGATCGTGTCTAATGTTAATGCCGTCGTAGACAGTCGAATGGTGTTGTTATTAGCATTATAAAAATATAAAATATCTTCATCTGAGTTTGGAGATGTTTCTGGAACAATATAAGTATCTTGATCAATATCTTTGACACCGCCAAGACCACCCCATTGAGCGCCATTAAATCCTTCAAACTGTTGATCATCCGTGTTATATCTAACAGAACCTTGAGCAGGATTACCTTTAGAATTGTTATCTCCAACAGGAAGTACAAGTGACGATTGGCAATCAATTTTAACTTTTTGACTTCCGACAGGTTTTACGAGAATATCACTGGTGGTAGATGAAATAATATTATTTGACAGTTTTAACTGATTATTAATTGATAAAGAAGTAAATCCTTTAGGATCAATTTTGACTTCAGAAATCTCCTCAAAAGTTAGAGCACTAACAGCAGAAATATACCAAGTTAAAATTACATCACCATTGGTGGCATCACCACTTTTATGAGTGGGTTCCAATCCAGAGGTAGCAAGTAAGTTAGTGCCTCCAGGATTATTAACTGTTGTTACTTCGTAGATATTATTCTCGTGCTTAATAAAATCACCTAAAGCAACAGGTGCTTGAGCAGCCCAGGTAATATATGAAGGGGCGCTAATATTTGGAGATTTTACTCTTTTTACGTTGACAAACTCTAAGTAGTTTGGAGAAACTTTAATGGTATTGATGTTATCATTAATGAACCATAAGGTGTTGTCATTAGTACCCACAGTCTCTTCAGCGAGAATAGTAGTATTACCATCTAGGTCCCTAACACCCCCCAAAGAAGACCACTGGGCATTAGTTTCGCTATAACCTTCATATTGATTTGTCTCGCTGTTGAATCTAATAGCACCATCTTGAGCAATAGGAGAAATAGGACGTTGACCAGTGTTGCCCGTTGGAATGACAAAAGCTGTACTAGTATCTACTTTAGCAACTCGATTCAGAGCAGGAATCATCACAATATCATTGGTTCCTGTAGTGACCATTTCATTATCACTAATGGTAAGGATATTATTAATGTTTATTCCAGAGTTTGCTCTAACATTTCCTTGAGTGACCAAGTTGCCGTTGGTATTATTAATAGTTAGTAGATTGTTACCAACCGCTACTGATCCTTCGATACTAAGACTTGGGGAGTCTAATACTAAAGTACTGGCAGACTCAATTTCGCTGGATATAACTTTTTGCTGTACGTTGATAGTTTTTGTTGAAAGTAAAGTATTGACAGTAAGATCTTCAATAACTCCATCTTCTGCTTCTAGACTTTGTGTAATTACTTTTCCATCTAAAACATCTAAAATAATTACATCTTGCTCAGCAATATTTGTTAGAATAACTTCTAATCCAGAACCAAATGAAATCGGATTGTTTGGATCAATGGTAATTACTGCTCCAGATCCCTCATCAGCATGATCAGATCCTCCAGAAGTACAATAATAATATAACGTAGGAGTATCATCGGTAACTTTGATAACTAATCCATCACCAGGATTTGTAACACCATCAGTATACTGTGTTCCTCTAAACGTTAGAGATGCCGCGCCAGATCCTGTTGGATTATCCGAAAGAGTTATTTGAGTAGCACTATCTACAGATTCCACCAATGTGGACAGTGCTAAAGTTCCGTCTCCAGAAGCTTGAACTTCCATGCCTGGTAAAATACCAGTAGTATCAGCAACTAAAATTATCGTGCTAGTAGCTGATAAAGTTGTTGAAATATTTTCAACTACATTATAGGACCCTCCATCGAATTTACTTAAAGCAAATCCATGTCCATCATTACTAGAATCTGAAGTATCAAATTTGTACGTGCTACCAACATAAAGAGTCAAATTTGGAGATAATGATCCATCAATATACCATTTATTCTGATCTGAAGCAGTATCAATAGTTAATGTTGTGGCGTCGCCTTGCTTAGTAATATCATCTTCAGATGATACTCCAAGAGATTCTACTAATACCGAAGAAATGTTTCCGCCAGATGTCTCTACAGAAATAACAGTTCCACTGTTAGAAATTAGACCATCATCATACACTAAAGTATTTCCAGCAACAATAAATCCCGCTGAAATTGTATTTGTAAAAGTTAACTTCTGAAAAGATTGGTTGGTTACAATAAATTCAATTGGTTGTACTAAGTTTGTAGGATCTACAGAAATAGAATCACCTTTACTGTATCCGTTGCCGCCGTTGTTAACAACAACGTTATCTATAGCTCCGACAGCACTAATAGTATATTCAAGTGGAGTTGTAGGGATTCCCCATGGAGGGGAGAATGATAATGTAACAGTTCCCGCTAAAGTTGCCTCTTCTGATAAAGTAATCTCATTATCTAAATCATTGATAGCAGTTACTGTTACTCCAGCAGGAATTGAACCAGTTCCACCTGTTTGAGTCACGATATAATCTACACCAATGCCAGAAATATTTGACATTGATACAACAGATTTAGATCCTTCCGATGCAAATGAAAGATCTGCTTGACCAGGAGTAGTTGGCGTCTCACTGATAGTAATGGTATTTCCAGAAACATTAGTAACGGTTGTTCCTTCTGCTACTTGACCAGTTTCGAACAAAGATGATGTTACTGTTTGACCTTCAGCAATACCAGCGGAGTTTGCTACAGTAAAAGTAGTTCCTAGTAAAGTAGCAATTACTCCAGTGCGTTCTCCATTGGTTGTTCCAGTTCTACCAGTTATATTACCACCCAAAGTTAAAATATCACCTGCTTGATATCCAGTACCTTTTAAGTCAAACTGAACTTGATCTACTACTCCAGGATTTGATGTAACAGTGAATTGGAATCCACTACCACCGCCGCCACCAAGATCCGAATCGCTTGCTGATAGAACGTCACCATTCGAATAATTAGTTCCTTGGTTTGAAATAGTGACTCCAGCAACAACCCCATCAAAAGAAATGTCTGTGATTTCAAATAAGAATCCATTACCTCCAGATATACTAGATTGAACATCTCCATTGTTTACAATAAGTTCATCTCCAACATTATATCCTACCCCACTGTCAGTAATTGATACGGCAATAACAGACCCACCGCTAATTTCAATAGTTGCTGCGATATTAGTGCCAGAACTGCCCAAGGTTCCTTCAACAATGTCAATTGTATTACCCATATTTGGGTGAATCTGGCAGAAATATTGTAAGGTTTCTGTGGGAGCATCTGGAGAAATTGTTAGATATAAAGCAGCTCCAGGATTCCCAGCAACACCAACAACTGTTTGAGTATAATATTCAGCACCTATTTGTAGACCAGTGGCATCTCCCAAACCAAATGGGTGACCAGATAATGTAGAACTACTTAAATCAAATTTATAAGTATTACCCTTGTCAAAGGTAAGAGTTGGATTGTTTAAACTGTTAATTTGATAAATGTTATCTGGTGGGGGTGATCCAGGATTTGAAACAACAGTAACATTAAATGTTGATATTGGTACATTAATCAAAGGTACACTGGTATATACATCATCGGTGTAATTAGATCCCCCCGATGTAATACTACCTGTGGTGTTAGTATTGCCATTAACAATAATATCAGCAGTAGCGTTATTATCTCCACTACCTCCTGTCAAAGGAACACTGGGATAAATTCCTGGTTTATATGCACTTCCCTCGTCGGTAACCTCGCCAGATAGAGACTCAATAATTACAGATGCTCTTGCTCCAGTACCACTTCCGCCAACTAACGCTACGCCTGTATAAGTATCACCAATGTAGTCTTCGCCATTATTCGTGATAGATCCAACAAATTCTGTTACTTCGATGTCTAGAGTTGCTCCATCGCCAGTTCCACCAAGTACAGCAATATCTTGGTAGTTTCCAGGTCCATATCCAGCACCAGGGGAAGAAATTTCTAGATCCGATGTGGTAATAACTCTTTTCTGTACCGTTAGATTTTTATAGTTAATTTGACCTGTTGTTGTAATATCAAACAGATTTTTTTCGGCGGATACAAAACCAATTTTACCAATATCTGGTCTAAAAATACCTAAAGATGATTCGTTAATAAAAGAAAGGGAAGGTGATTGTCGTGTACCATCACCTAATTTCAAATTACCTGTTGACAGATCGCTACCACCTTGAGAAATCTGAAATAGGTTCGCTCCAATTTCATTAATTTTTCGCCTTTGAGTTTCAAAGGTATCTGTTCTGGCGACGTTAATTGCTGGCATTTCTTACGATCTCTCTAAGAAGTAGTTTGATTTCAGATAGTTCTTCCTTCAAAGTATTTATGTCTTCTAGCGCATTGTTGAATGTACGAGAAAAGTTCTTGGGGGAGGGTTTGTCAGTGTTGACAATCGCTCCCGTATTCATGTCACGATAAAGATTTTCGTGACCTTCGACTTTTAGATATCTCATCAGTATGAAGCAACAGCTCGTAGATCTTGAATCTTAGGTACGTATGAAGGATTATCAGTCTTCATAATAACTTTAATAGCAAATGATGTAAACTCGGGAAGATTGGAAGCACTGTATGTCAACTCCTGATAATCTTGCTGTCTTTCAAACTGACCCGAAATTGAGTTTGTTGGGGTAGCAAGATTATCAACATCAGGGTTACCATCAACATTAAATGGAACCCAATTAATATCATCAAAGTTTGCTGAGCTAGAAGACTCTCTAATCTTATAGTAAATCCTAACATTCTCAATATCAGTTAGATTCATTGTAGATCTAACATCAATAGCAGATCCAGCATTATCGATGAATACTTCCTTTGTTACATACTTAGCAACTGAAGAACTATTTACAGCATCTGTTTCTTCAACATAGTCAACTCCTGTAGTATATGTTACATTATTAACTTCGATGAATATTGGATTATCATCTCCTGTTGAAAGAACTACATCGCCAGTTCTAAAGATATCTGGTTGCTGGGCAGTATCATCTTGGTTTCTAGTGTATGCCTCTGCTGTTGAAGTTGAAGCAGTGTAGTTACCATTAATAGGAAGATACGAGTTCTCGATAATCAAAATCTTGTCTTCAGCATCCCAAAGAATTACTTTACCATTAATTTTGTTGGCATAGCTAACATCAGAATCTTGTGGTGAATAAGCAATCACATTAGATCCAACACTAAAGTTAAAATCAATAACAGAGATCGTGGTAATCGTAATACCAACTCCACTAATTTCAACACCTTCTTCGTCGATGAGAGTAAGAGATTCGCCCTGTTGGAAAGGTGTTGTAGTTCTTAGTCTGATCGTGGCATCTCCACTATCGTATTCTGTAATAAATCCTTCCGCCTTAGAAGTCTGTCCAATTAGTGTTTTATTAACACCAACCTCACCTGCATTAGTTCCTGTAACAGCAACAGATAATGTGTAGAGTGGGAGGAAGGTTAGAATCTGATCTCTCTTACCATATCTATCCTCATATCCAGTAGCATTTTCTACTCTATTAGATGCTGTCTTCACTGTGGCAGTACGAAGATCGATGACAGGAGATAGAGCAGAATTTTCTGTGGATAATCTGAACTTATACTTCAATGAATGTGCTAAACCATTCATTGTCTGATTAATCCTAGAAGCAATTAATTTTTGGTTTGTGAAGAAGTGCTCTTCGCCCAAGAAAGTCTTTTCATAATCAGATACGGTGTAAGAGACATAGTTCTTAGTTTGAGAATCAACAGGAACCACATCAGTTGTTGATACAAAAGAATCGATCTTAGTTCCATCAAATTGGAGATAAGGAACTTGAGCATAGAGACGCTCAAACTTTCTATTGTAAGAAGATAGAACTGACTTGCCTCCACCAATGATGCTAGAACCAGCACCATTTGGACTTGTAATGTTGTAGAAATCAATGCCAGAATTAGAAACCTTAAAGAGTCTTTGGTTCAGAGTAACACCAGAAACACCGCCAACATCTTCAGCATTCTTGAAGAATACATAAGACTTGCCAGTAGTTTCGAAACCATTGTCTCTATGATAGACCTTTACAATAGAATTGTTATTTTTGAATAGCGTAGAAGTAGCATTTGTAGCAGATCTTACACTAGTCTCAAAAGGAGAAACTGCTAGTTTTTCATAACCAAGATTTTCATTAGTAACTTCAATTTCACCTTCAGTTCCTGTAGTAAACTCGGCACGATATAGAGTGAACTTGATATCTTCAAACAAGTCCTCGGTCCAGTTATCAGTGTTCTGAGACTTGTAAACAGATCCAAGTAGAGGTTGTGTGGTTACAACATTACTAGTAGAGATTTCGATCTCTCCCAACTTAGATGCCCAAATTTCATACTCAATAGAATCTGTCTCAATAGCAAGAGCATACTCAGTATTGTTCTGAAGGTATACTGGATGCTTGAAGTTAAATCTAGTTGGAGTTGTTGATTCTGTTACGCCTTGATCATCAATGGCAACACCCATTCTTACAGCAGGCGTGTCGATTTCAATAACAGATTCGATGACAGCACCAGCAGCCCCCAATCCAACACCTTTAACAACAACTGATGGGGGTTCGGTATATCCCCTTCCAGAGAGCGAAACCTCACAGTTGTATACCTTTCCATCTGAGACGGAAATAGAACCTGTTGCTGACGATCCTCCAGGGAGCTGGGGACTTTCAATAACAATAGAAGCACTCTCATAATTGTCGCCAACATTAGACACTTTCAAGTCGGTAACTTTTCCAGAATCTCTGGCGATGAACACACCTAGAGTTGTGTTATTTCTAGCATTGTAAGATGTGACAGATGGAATAGTGAGAGACTCATTTGCTAAGAATGAAGTTCCATTGTGGTTGCTTAGAACAAGAGTATAAACTTGTTCTTTGTTTAACTGGAATGATGTGCTAGTGTCATCTCCAACTCTTACTAAGTTGGAATCAAATACTTTAGCAATAGGACCAGAAGCATTTGAAGTCTTGCCTGTTACGTACTCATCTAGGTTGACAGTTACTGTCTCACTTTCCCCAGTAACATAAACTCTTAGATATGTTTCGGGAGTTAGTGATACTTGTGTACCAGGAATAATATTCTTACCTGGCTTGCCAGCAGCAACATCAGTTAGATATGCTCTAATGGGAATAGTCTCGCTCTTTTTATTGAAGAAGAGATCTACGCCTGTAACCATGACACCAGCATCAAAGTTTTCAACTTTGAATGTTTGAGCAAGTGGATTTGGTTTTACTGGATTGTCAGTATTACTATCAACTAATTGTACACCTTCATTTGCTTTGAAGAATGAAGTAGCGGTAGATGTGATACTTGGTGGGTTGGAAGGAGTTGCTCCAGAGGCATAGAACTTAACTTCGGCGTAAGTATCAACTTCTGCTTTGTCAGAATCATTTGAAGAGGATGTAAATCTGATTGTCTTCGTGCCAACAGCAAATCTAATTTCTTCCCCAGTTTCGTCATAGTTTACGGTATCAACATTACCAGTCCATCTAGTATTTGATACAGGTGGAAGACCTGATGGAATTAAAATGATACCAGAAAGATTGCCATTCGAATCAGTAATTAAAGGAGCACCAAATGTTGATAGAGAGTTGCCTGCCTTACCGCTAAAGCGACTATCAGGAACTACCCAACGATCGATATTACGTCCTTCCATGTAGACATAAACCTTTGTGGTAGGCTTCAGTCTGCTCATCACAAACTTAACAGGAATAGATCTAGCAAAGAATTGTAGTGAGGAAGCAATCTTCTTGCCACCAACACTCTTTGTAGCAACACCTTTACCGACTTCATTATTCTGTGGACTTACGTTGGAAGAACTACCAATAGAAGCAGATTGAACAGTAGATTCAATATCTTCGGTATTGATACCAGCAAGAGATTCGATTGGTAGTAAACCAGAATCAGTACCACACCAGTTGACAATAAATGAATTGTAGATGCTAGAGTAAGCATCTGCTACATTATCTTTTGCTAGGAAAATTGAATTGAGTTTAGTATTTGAATCGACAACTAGTGGAGCTACGCCTTGGTCATACCAAGAATCTTGCTGTGGTGTAATTACACCTTCTCCAACATATTGAATAACAACGAATGGATTTGGGTTAATAGTTTTAGTAGCATTCTTGTTTCCAAGAAGTTCTACGTTCTCGAATGGTAGTGTTACAACGCCATCATTAATTACATAACCAGAAACTACTCTTTGGTCATCTCTTGTATTAATTTCCTTGAGAGCAAAACTATCTTCCTTGGACTGTGGTCTTAGTACAGACTGTTGGGTGTCGATGGCACAGCGATAATCTCCAGACTTGAGATTGCCAGTTCTGTGTGCTTCGAAGTTATCAACTAAGAAACCAGACTTAAATCTATCCAGACCAATTTCATCCTTGACCTGCATGTTTAGTGCTTGCTGCTCAAGAATGCTTAGAGTAGTATAATATTCTAGACGCTCGATTCTCTTCTCTAGTTTACCAATGTCCTTCATGGTATAACGCTTGTTATCCACAGGAATAATTCTCACATCCTTGCTGCTGTTAGTAAAGGCAGGAATATGGAGATAGCAAAGAGAAACAGCATCATCTACTGGTTCTGGTTTGGATGGGTTTAGTGAAGCATTTCCTTCTTTGATGATAAACTCACCTTTCTTGGTCAAGAAAAGACCATCAATACGATCTAGGTATTGCTTCTCACTAAACGAAACTGTATAAGGTAGATTTTGATCTGGAGCTGGTGTTGCTGTTGGGATACCACCAGTTCCTAAGAATGTGATGTAATCAGTAGTATCAAATAGTTCTACGATAGATTGATCTTGGAATCCAGTGATTGTGGTATTACCATCAACTTTTGGTCTGAAGTCGATGGAATCTCTTAGAGAGATTACACCATTGACAGAAGAGTTGAATAGAGGAATCTCTTCTGGCAATACACCTGCTTCATGGAGATAAGAATCAACAGTACAGAAATCTCCTTGTGAGTGCTCGAAGAAGTCAAATGCTACAACCAGTTGACCAGTAGGAGCATCGAAACCAGGCTTCAATACAATTCTAGAAACATCGTAATATGTGTCTCTCTGTCCATCATCGAACTTATACTTGTAAGTTACATCAGTACCACTAATTAGATTACCAGCGGTGTCTACTACGGGTGGGTTGGTGGTAGTTCCTTCATAGACATACTTGAGTTTAAACACATCGGAGTATGAGAATGTCTCAATCACATCAGAATCATAATCTTGACCTCTAATAGGAATTACACGGTCTCCAGAAGAGATAACAACAACTCTCTTGTTCCTAATAGCACTCTTGAGTCTAGGACGTGCCTTATCAATCTCTACAGTAGCAGTGAGTTTTAGTTTTGGATAATTACCATCAGTAATTACTCCAAAGTAATTTGATGGTAAATTCTTGATTCTTAAAGCACCAGCAGTAACACTGCTAGCAGTAATTACAGAATCTTCTACTTCGATGTATCTAGGATCAATGTAAACAATGTCTCCGTTCTCAATAACTGTAGAAGAACCTTTGTTGAGTACAGTAACAAGGAAACTATTCTCAGTAAATCCGACAAACTTTTGAGTACCAACTGGTAACTGAGCAGTGAAAGTTAGGTTGCCGCCACTAGCAGAAAGATCGGTAATGAAATCTTTCCTTACATGATACTTGAACTTAGTATCGGCAGAATCACTAACAAGAGATGCTACTTGCTTACTTCCTGTTGGGTATACTAATGTAGCAGCAGTGTTGCCCAATCTTGGGCGTAGTCTAACAATGGTGGCATTATTAACATCACCTGGCAAAGCATAATCAAAATAAATTCTCGATTTCTCTGTGTTCTCTGGGAGTGTGACATATTGAACAACGTTTTTAATTACGTTGTTGTTGGCGTCAGTAAACTGAATGATATCACCTTGAACCAGCTCACCACTCAAATCAGCACCAAATCCATTACACTCGATATACTTTCTACCTCTATAACCAAAGAAGGTGAAGTCACTAATTTGAGTATAAGTGGCATATGAAGTTGAAGAGAAATCAACGTCAGCAGTAAAGGTGTAGTTATTAAACGTCGATGACACTGACTTTACATTTTGTGGATTGAATGTCAATACAGTATCTTTAAATAAAACAGGAGTTACTACTGCTTTGTCTGTGTTGGAATCATCTCCAGTAAATGTGATTGTTGGTGGTGTAGCATAAGTCTGCTGTAAGGCACTTCTGTTTTCTACCAAAGTTTGTACTACAGCACCACCATACAAAGTTACACCGATTTTAGATTGATCGAAGATTGTACCGTTAATAATAACACTAGAAGAATCGTTGTAGTTACTTCCTCTCTTGTTTACAATAAAGTGGGAAATAGTATTTTCCTTGGCAATCTTGATGGCGTTGTTTTCTTCATCAATGATTGTTTCGCCAGAAATAAACTGACCAGAAAGAGTGGTTACAAATAGAGTTGATACCCCACTGAAATTGGCAGTTGAATCATTTTCGATAACACCATATGCCTTACTTTCTTTTCCGTAGACATACTTACCATTTTCAAATGTTCCTGCTATGATCTTTCTCTCTAACTTTAATCTAGTAAAGAACACAGGATTAAAATAAGAGAATCCGAATGTAGCATTATATGGAGTACTAGATCCAGTTCTACCTCTAGAAATGATGATGTCGGAGTCGGGATTAAATCCAACACCTCGGTTGATTAGTCTAAAATTCTTTGGTTTTGATACACCAACAATAGGGCTAACAACTTCGTTGTAGTCAACAACAAAACCATAAGGATCTGATGATGTCTCTAGCAATGTTTGTGAGAGATAGATAAATCTTCTGTAATCAGTCTCCCCAGTGTCATATTCAGTCAAGAAATTATCAAGAACTCCTTTGTCACCAAGAATAGTTAATTCGGCATATACAGCATTGGAGGCTGTGTTAACTTCTGGGCGATTTACAATTGCCTTGCCAATGACTTTAGCACTCTTACCAGCAATAGTACCAGTTCCTCTAGTTGTTACAAACCAAACTTCATCTGGCAGTTGAGATGTTTGTACTGGTTGCTCATTAATAACAGCAACATAAATTGTTTTAATTCCCTGATTTAAAGTGAAGACTTCCGAGCGTCTATCAGTAGTATCTCTAAAATAACCATCTGGTTCTAAACCAGAGAAACCAATAGTACCATCATTAAATGTGCTATTTAAGGTTACGGTTGGATATCCAGTAATCTCATCGCCAACTGTGTTTAGAGGGATGCTTCCAAAAACATTAGTTACGCTTAATTCTGGAAGACCTTTTGACTTGATAGTTACATTGTCACGAGAAAGAGTATCTCTACCTTTGTTTACTTCTAGAGTCTTGGACTCTTTGTTGATAATTTCATATCCTTTGACATATGCCTTACCAGAACTAACTGATAGGACCATCTTGCCTTCAGCTTCTGTTGCTGAATACTTTTTATTTACTAGTCCAGTTTCTGAGTTTAGAGCATAAACACCATTGTTTCCTGTTCTCTGGTAATATTCTCTAACATCATAATCAAAATCTTCTACTACATAATCCCCAGATTCATCATACGTTCTTCTTGCTAGAGTTTCTTCTAGTAAAGTGTAATCTGCTGCTTTTACTTGCTTCTCTACAGATCCGTTTTTGATCTGTACTAACTGAATAAAATTCTTGTCAGTGTTAGCAGTGTAATCAAATTTTGTCAGATTTAAATTGATGCTCAAACGGTGAGCACCAGGAGCAGATTGGTTAGAGAATCCTCTGGCATTATCTGCTAGAGAAACATCTTCTTCTGGAGTTACAATATCTTCGCTGATAGTAAATCCTACTTTTGCCGAAGCTTTGTTGTAATATTTGTTAATTACTAGTAGTTGTTTTTCATTTCTTACAAAGAAACCATTGACAAAATACACACCCTCTTGTACGTCAACGGCAGTAGCGAATCCCATAGCACGACTGCTAAGAGTCTCAATATTACCAGAAACAGGATCTTCTACATTAATAGATGTTGGTAATACACTACCATCTGTGCCAACAACTAGGAGTGGAGTGTTAATACCAGCAATTACTTCTAGAGTTTCGCCTTGTCTAAAAGTAGTCTCGTTACTAGCACTTCCGCTGGTAGTGTACTTAACAAATAGAGTATCCGCTTCAATGTCAGAACCATATTCTGCTGCCAGTACGCGACCAACAACTCCAGAGTTTAGACCCTGGAGTTGTGTTCCGACAAGTTGCTTAATGTCGTATTTTTTATAAACGATCTGCCCGCCTTCATTTACAGCGACTTCAGATACAGAAGATAACTTAACATAATCAAGCTTAGTATTAAGTCCAACCTCACCAGGGATAACTTGCTGCCCCTGCTTGAAGTTGAACTTACCAAAACTTTCGATTTGATTCTGGAGAATCGATTGTAGAGATGTTAACTCTCTAGTTTGAATCGAGTATCCAGGTCTGAACAGAACTTTATAGAAGTTCTTGCCAGCATCATAGTCATCATAATATGGTGCTACATTAAGATTTGTCTTCTGTGGCATGTTACTCCGCCAAATACTCTACATTATCGTTGAAGTATTTAGCGGAGTAAAAACCAAATCAGAACTCGATTACAAGTTTGATGTCTTCGATCTGGTCGGCAGCACGAGTGATGAGACGACGGTTCTCAACGTAGATGATTTCACCAGAGTTGTTACCGATTTCGGGAGTAGCAAGACCACTGCCAAAGGTAACACCAACTAGTGTATCGTTGTTAGTAGCATCTACAACACCAGAAGCAAGTGATTGAGAACCACTAATAGCATTGCCGCTATTCTCAAATGCTCTTACAACACTAGCGTCTGTGTGAAGTGAAGGAGTTTGGATATACTTAAGAACGCCACCGCCACCAGGACCAGCGTTGCCAGAATCTCTCTCCCAGGAAACAACGGTTCCGTAAGCAGTACCACCACCAGCAGTTGTCTGTGAAATTACTTCATCAGCAACGAAGTCAGCAGTAGCACCACCATTAGCAGCACTAATCTTAACAGCATAGACACCACTTAGGGTAGGAGCCGTAGCAAAGGTTGTGCCAGGAGCAGCATATGGATCACGGATGATACCGATACGACGGAAGTCGTTGTCAACAGGGAAGTCACCAGAACCTTCAGCATATGTTAGACGGATATTCGTCATAACACGCTTAGCATTAAGTTCTTCTTCGAAGTTAGAACCATGACCACCCTGAGGAGGTAGGATAACTTCAAGAGCACCAGTAGCAGTAGAAGGAACAGCGTTATTAGCACCTGTTGTTAGACCAGCATCGGTGTAAAGACCGATAGGAGCGCCAGTCCAACCTGGATCACCTACTTCTAAACCATCCTGAAGAGGAACTGAAGCGTAGGTGTAATCTTGACCTTCAGCAGTAACTGTTGCCGAACTTAGAGCACCACCAGCAACAACAATCTCTACAACACCGCCAGTACCATCACCAACAATAGGAGCGTAGTATGTACCGTTAGCCAAACCTTGACCAGCATCTTCAATTACAACTACATCAATAGAGTTAGGAGCAGATGTTGCTAGAGCTTCAGTAGCGATACGAGTAGCATCGGTAGGAAGAACAATAGGCATGAAGTCAGTTGAGAGGAAGCGTAGTACATCATCAGTTGGGATGGTGTACATATATTTCCAGATGTAACCATTGGTAGCAGGATCTTCGGTAAACTTACCGTTACTATAAGTTCCTTGACCAGCAGCGGGAGTAGTCTTTGGTTCGTTGGTTACAGGAAGACCGCCAGCATTGAAGAGGCACTTAAATACTTCATACTGAGAATTGATTAGATAGAATTTAGCATCAGCAATGTTGGTAGCACCAGTGGCAGATGCCTTACCAATTTGACCACCACTACCAGGAGTAGTTGAATAGTCAGGCTTCCACATGTCGAATACTGGGTTAGCAGAAGTGTCCCAGTTGAAACGACGGATTACACTACGAGCAAACTCGGTGGTAATACGCTTAGCAGCAATGATGTCATCATAAACATCATACTTCTCTGTTTGGTTGTCAAGGGGAACAGGGGGAACATCTTCCGTAGCATAACGATAAACGCCAGTTAGTGCTTCGGCGTTGGTGTTGGCAGTTCCATTCCAACCTTTTAGTGTTGAACCAGCAGCAGGAACCGAGTTTGTTGCTGGACCAATGCTATGAAGGAGAAGAGAATTTTCGTATACTTCTCTAATTACACCCTTAAATGTGGCGGTGGCATAGTCAGCACCAACATAAACTTCGTTGCCAGCAACAAATGCTGTGGCATTTTTATTGAAAATTTCAAGATAAGCATCCCAACGCTGAGGGCGACCTACAAAGAAGTACATCCTCGTCCTTTCAGCGGAAGTATCTGTGCCGCCAATGGGCTCAGACAACGACTCAAGGAATTGGGTGGCGTTAAAAATTCTAAACTTGTCTGAGATAATAGCAGCCATTGATAATCTCTCGGTGTGTGAACGTTTTGTCTGATTTATTTATATTTATACAATTGAGAACGGAATCAATTCATCACTAGCAGAGATAGAATTTGGTCCTCGAACTAATGTACATCCATTAAATGTAGTAGCAGTCTTGGAAGTGTACTGAATAACATTGCCACTGCTTGTAAATAAGTATCCTTCATCGCCAAAGTATTCCGTGCTTTGTACAACAATACTGCCGCCAATAGTTCCAGTAGAAGAACTAATAGCAACTGGTTGCTGGGTTGTTGGGATAGCAATATTAAATCTATCTCCATTTCCAAGTAAAGCTGATTTTTCTCTAAACTCAAAATCACGTAGTGTTAATGTTGGATAAATGGTATCAAGTTCTGAAATTGACAAACCAGAACTAATACCACTGTCAACCAAAGCATTTGCTTCAAACGACCGTAAAGTTAATCCAGCATTTCCAAGCTCATAATCTTCAAATCCTGTTGGGACATTTTGATCTCCATTTTCTACCAAGAAGGTAGATCCGTCTCTAAGCAAGACTTCGTTATAAGGATTTGCCAATGTTAAATTAGTTCCGTCTCTCAATCTAAGATATGTTTCAAGAACATATTCTTCGATAATAAAGTCAACAACAGCATAACGATAGTCAATTTCAGTACCAGCAGAAGCAGTTCCACTAACACCGCCTAGAACCATAGAAATTCTGGTGACAAAAGTATCAATATCTTGTAGTGAAGTTGTGATTTCTTTAGCCTGGTGCATTACAAATGGTTGTGTTACACTCTGTACTTCTCTAAGAGCAGTCCTAGAAAGATTTAAGTTGGTAAACGTTACAATATTGGAAGATAAAGTATCAATTCTGGTATGAGCATTCTCGATAATATTAGCCGTAATTGTTGATAGAGTATTGAGAACCTCTACATTAATTTGATTAGTTACAATAGTCTTGTTGTAGGAAGTAGTAACAACTTGAGATGTTGAAGTTGCTGTGGCAGCAATATTACCAATGCTAATACTAGTGATTACCGACTGATTTTCTAATTTAATTTGTTGTTGTTGTGTTAACTGAAGGATCGTGGTTTCGGGAGCAACTGACTGAACTTCACCCACTAAACCAAACACATCAGACAAACCAGCAGATGCTTTAGAAACTCTAGACTGAGTAGAATGTGTTTCAGTTACAATATTGTAAGAAGTTGGTGGGATAATAGTAATCTGTTGATGTACTACATCAACCGTATCAACTTTTTCCTCAAGATCAATAACTTGTGTAATTTCATTGGTATTTGGTAAAATATCAATGACTTCGCTGATAGATTGAATTTGAGCAGTCTTTTCAATTGGGGTTACAGAAGACTGAGCAACACTGACTTCACTAATAATAGTATTAACACCACCAGACAGTAGGGTGACAAATTCTGGATAATGTAATACCAGATCTCCCGCTTGGTGAGATTCTAGAGGACTTCCTTGATATGCTCTAACTAGATTGAGGAAGCGATCCTCTTCTTTTTGGTTGTAGTAGATAATCTCTCTACCAATACGTAATCTACTTGGAGTATCTGGGAACCTAGAAGTATTAGGAACATAAGCAATTGTATCTGTTGTACTGAGTGGAGCATCCAAGAATGTTCCAATACCATTGAGAGAATCTCTTCTGTCTTGATAGAAAGCTTTGTTTGCCTTGATCTGAACAATCTTAGTAAGTTCTCTCTGTGGAGTTTGTAAACTAACAACAGATTCAAATCCAACAACACCACCAATAACTTGGGTGAGAACCCTATCAGTATCCAGTTCGAAAGCATTTTCTAAAATAACAGTTGGAGACTGAACTCTTGCTTCTGTGATAAATTTCTCGTCAGTCATTCTGACTTGACGCTCTTCGCCAAACAAAGTAGCAATAGTATTAGTAATATCTCTATCAGTGTTGAGTTCTGGATCAAATCCACCAAAAGTAGCAATAGTAGTAATTGCTTGAGGACTGAATGGACCGCCTTCAATTCTAATCTCAGTATTACCAATCATACTGAAGACCGAATCAATTCCTGACTGAACTCTCAATTCAATTAGGGTATCGATCTTACGATTGAGTTCTTTAATTCTCTTATATCTTCTTGCTACTACTATCTGTGGTGGTTGAGTATATCCACTACCACCATCTGTTAGAACAACATCAAGAATTTGACCGCCATAAGCGATAACTTCTGCCTTAGCTCCACCGCCATTGCCATCTACAGGAATGAAGTGAACTTCTGGAGTAGTGAAGTATTCATAAGCAGTTGGTTGTAAAAGAATACCTTCATCAAAGAAAAGATTTAAATCTCTCTGGTTAAATTCGACATCAGATACATTTAATGTGGTAATAGCACCAAATTGATTGACATTAGCTGTAACACTTAATCCTACACCTTCTGTGTCTCCTTCATAATTAGTTGCCTGAACTTTAGCATAGTGCTCGTTTTGAACATAATACTGGTCATTATATGATTTGGTGTAAACTTGATCAGGAGTTCTTAGAATCTCACGATACTCACTTTCCCCATCAATAAGAATCTTATCTCCAGGTAGTAGATTGGCAAACATAGAATTTCTATTATTCCATGCCTGATTACCACCTTCAACTCCATACAACCAAGAAGGAACATCTTTTTCTAAAAGTCTTAATCCTTCGTCATCAGTTTTATATACAGTCGATAAAGTATATGTTCCAGTAACAGCATAAGTTGAATAACCATCATTTGCTAAACAAATATCAAAAGGAGTATTCTCATCAACAGTTACATTGACTGGAGACTTGATTGTCAAAATAGCTTCATCATCACTAACTTTGTTTACGTTTTGTACTTTACCAATTACAGTATTACCTTGTTTAAGATGCCAATTTTCAGCAACAAAAGTATCAAATTGTGCTTTTATACTATCCGAAATACCAGTTCCAGATACTGTTACATATAAAGTATTATTATAAGCAAATGGTTCAAAATCGTAGAATGTTAATGTTTTGGCAACGTCTCTACCATACATCAAGATAATGTTAACATCTTGAGTTACTCTGTCGCCCGCTGGGGTTGTTGAAACACCCAATGGTTTTGTGAAGGTGATATTAGGTCCTACAATAGTATAAGACTCGGTGTCTCTTTGTAAAACACCATCAATGAATACCAAAGCATATCTTGGGTTATCAATTTTTCTTACAGCACTAGTTACTTCATCTTGGATAAGGTATGGACCGCCAAATCTGTACTCATATAATTGAGAATTAATTGTCAGTCTTTCATAACTACCAACGGTATAGATAAAACATTTTTCGTAATTTTTTAGAATTTCTGGCAATTCTTCGGGTGGACCATAAAGATCTTCGTTGTCAATAGGTGGTTTGGTAAATCTAATAATATCAGCCTGTGTTTCATCCTCAGATCTAATGATAGAATACGAATTACCAAATGGTTGTGTCTCCGTAATCCTTGCTTTTTGAACGACACCGTTTAGAGCAACAATTAGATTCTCAGTAACTTCAGTCTTAACAATAGACCCATCTTCCCAATAAAGTTCAAAATCGGTTTTAACTCCATCAAACTGATCAGCAATAGATTTGACTTTCCTGAAGTATCTGTCATTGAGATCAGAAGTCTTAAATTTAATTGCTCTACCATAAAACTTGACAGAATCTACTAGCTGACCCTCTATTGTTCTTTGACCTAGAGGTGGTTGAGCAAATGTAATTGTAGTACCAGAAATTGTATAAGACACTCCTGGTTCCTGGAAAATACCATCTAACGTGGCAATTAATTGTTCATTTTTTGTGAGAGATAAAGCATTATTAGTTCTCTTATCAATAAGAGTAAATACAGTATTTCCAACTAACTGACCAGTGGAAGAGTCGAATCTTCCGTCAAATGCTGGAGATAATGAAACATTATAAGTTTGAGTTTCTGAAGCGTCGAAAGTATCGATAGAAATAGATCCACGACCCTCTTCAACAAAAATAGATTCCAACTTCTGTTGAATGACTGTGATAACTTTTGTAGAAGAAAGTGAAGTAACTTGAACAGGTGGCAACTCAATTGTACTTACATAATTGAATGATGGTTGCTGAGTAGGCATCGGTGCCTCTGCTTCACTCTCAATAACCATTTCACCAAACAACTGGAATCCAGCTGGGTGGGTAGTCTTTTTGATTAAGTCTCTCCACTCTTCAATTGAAGACTTTGATCTAATTACATAAGAATAATCTTGGTAGAAATATGAATCCTGTAAACGCTGATTGGCATTACTTAATTTTCCTCTATCAGAAGTAAAGAATCCAAAATTATCTACGTAAGATCTTAAATCAACATCAAATTCTGTATATAACTGAGAATATAGTGTAGCAGTTCTATTACCTAAAACCGATTTAATCTCAGAACCTGATTCAAATGTACCTGTTACATTAATAACTTTAAGTAAGTTGCTACCTTCTCTATAACCATTGAGAGCAACAACAGCACTAGCTCCAGTAGATGGTTGAGTAATACTCTCACCAAAGAAGAAACGATCAGAAATATTTCTGAGAATTAATGTGGTTGGCGATCTATAAGATCCTAGTTGAGACCTATCAGCATTGAATCCTCTACCAGGATTATTAATTTTAACATTTTGTGGAAGACCAATATTGTTAGATTCTAGATAAATTTTTACATCAGACTCAATAATTTTTGCTGTTGGTTTGTATGTGAATCCACTTCCTTTCTTTACAACTTTAACCTGTGATAGTTTTCCTTGATATTGAGTACATTCATACTCATATCTAATTCCATCCGTATCAGTAAGAATAATAATTGGTTTTGAGTAGTTATCACCTTGATCGATAATTTCAAAACCAGTAACAACTTGTTCGACAGGATCCCAAATAGGATCGACAAAAGCTTCGTTACTTTCTGTTGGTAATACACCATATACTGTTGGGATTTCTAAATATCCTTCTCCAGTATTAACTACCTTAACGGAGTGAATATTGCCAATTGCTAATCTAGAATTGGTAATATAAGACATAGTACCAGTACCATCATAAGATGGTGTCTGATTTAGTCCGTAGACAAATCTAGTATCAGTGTTGTAGATAACGTTCTTCAGTCCTGTTAAAGGATCATCAATAATTCTCAAATATGAACCACCAGTGTCAACATTTGGAGAAACTTTGATGAAGTAAAAATAATTTTGGAAATTGATTGCTCTTCTTTCTTGATACGTGTTTGTAGAAATAGCAGGTCCAAATCCTAATTTGATACTAACAAATGATCCAGCATTTCCTGGAGCAATACCACTAGTTTCTTTTTCTTCTGTAAAAATATTGTAATTGGAACTAGATGAAAAATCTAGATAAGTATCACCCATGGAGAAGTGACTGACATCAAAAGTATACTTGTAATATTTTTGTATATCAATAACTGGATTGATCGAGAAATTAACATTATCACTAGAGAATTCTAGTTTGAATGCCTCATCTTCTACAGTTCTAAATTGAACTAGTTTTTGTGGAATACTGCTATCAAAGAATGAAGAGCTAGAAGATAATACCTGGGGTTGATTGGCATTATAATCATAAGAAACGTCGATAACTTGAGTTTCTGGATTGTATTGAATTAGATATGGTTTAACAATATCTTCTCCAAATGGACGGAAGTTTTCACTAAATCTGTAAAAACCATCTTTTAAAGTTACAGTACCATTATTATAATGATTTGTAGGAACAGTGCCCTGCTGACCTCTTTCTACAGTAATTTCATTTGTAGTAGTGTCAACTCCAGTTACTTTTACAATTTCTGGTCCGATTTGTAAAAAGTCTTCTTGAGAAACATTGTTGACATTGGTTAATTTCAGGGTAGTATTATTATAAGCAAATCCAACATGATCTACTTCAAATACCAATCGTTGGGGAGACTCTTCAGTTACAGATCTGGCTAGATCTGAATCGGCAACAGTGAGAATATCACCCCTCTTATATCCTTTTCCTTTTGTAGTAATGATAATAGATGCTACGCCACCAGCACCTAATCCTTGTGGATTAGAAACATCGATGGTCGCTCTAGCGTTTCCAGAATCTCCTGGAAGACCAATATTAGTTCTTGCTAGACTAGAATCACGGAAAATTAACTCGACATCTTCGTAAAGATCGGTTGTATATCCAAATCCACTGTTGAGAATATCGAAACTACCGATACCCTCATCTACAATTTGTGAAGTATGTGTTGGTTGTAAAGCTGTAGCAGTTTGATATAAACGTTTTCTTACATAATACGTTGTGTTAGTAAGAGAATCGTCGGGAATAATATCAACCGTTACTTGATCACCTTTTCCAAGGTTATGGTTTTCGTTGGTGGCGACAATAGCAATATTCTCATCAACAAAAAACGGAGTCAAATTTGTACTCAATGAAGTAACAGAAACAATTTCTACTCGGTTACTATCACTAAGATTTGAACTTCTCAAGTAATATTCGCTAGTTACAAAGAAGTTATTATTAGCATTAGTGACCCTAACTTTAACAGAATTTTGTCTAGAAGTGGTTTCTAAGATAGTTCCTGTAGATTGATCTTCGTTGTCGTCATTCGTTAATCTGAGTGTAGCTCCAGCAGTAAAATTAGCATCCGAATCTAAGACTAATGTTACAACCAAAGTCTCGGAGTCAATTGGATTGGTGGTATTAAATGTCCCTGTAACATCTCTCAGAACCATTTCTCCAGCATTGAATACATCGCCAATCAGTAATCCAGTAGCAAATATTGTGCCGTCTTCGCCCGTCTGAGAAATTTGGTCGCCTTCGAATAGATAAGCACTTTCTTGTACTTTAATCTGAGAAGCTTTTGTTTGAGTAGACTCAATTGAAGTAACTGTTTGTCCTGTAACCTGATCTACTCTTACAACAGCATCTTTTCCACTAGTTGCTGTATTATTAAGATATACGTTGTTACCAGGAGAGAAATTATCTAATGAACTTTCTACGTATCCCGATGTTACATTACCAGATTTTACATCCTGAATCAAAGCAGCAAATTGAGAACCATTTCTTTCGGAAAGATCTGATCTAAGAGATTTGAGTCCGACTGGAATATCATCTTGTGAGATATTCGAATTGTAGTTAGAATCTACTGGTAGGGAATAAAAATTGTTTCCTAGAATATATGGGAAAACAGGATTGTCGCTAGCATCTACGCTAATGAAGTAAGCATACGTTCCATTTGGATAATCTGGAGTTACACAAAATCTACCATTGTTTTGATCTAGTTCTGTCTTACCAGAATTTACACTAGGAACCCAACGATAGTCATCAATAAAAGATCCTAGAGGATATTTTCCAGTATCAGGACCATTTGGTCTAGATCCTCTAATAACATATCCAGACGACAAACGTTGGATTGATGAAGTTGAGTCTACTGGATTTGAATATCCATAAGGACCATAAATCGGATTGCCATCATAAGCATATCCAAGAATAGGAGAGTGTGTGTTTTGTAAATTTAAGTTGTTGTTAAAAGCATTTTGTGAAGAATATGCTCTTGCTCTTAATCTTCTTGGATTGGCGAGATAAGCATATCCATAACCTCTTAGTGGACTGTAGTTGATAAAAACTGTGCCGTTATCTTGGTCTAAATTATTTTTTAATTGCTCGTAACGATTGAATACCCATTTTTTGATGCTGGCAGTAGCACTAGCGTTCTTACCAACAGGCTCTACCGAAACTGTGGTGTATCCTCTAGTGTAGAACCTACCAGTGCTAATTTTACGAACTTCTCCAATACTTCCATCACTATTGAGAATTGCTTCAAACTCGGCAAAATTTCCTTTTCCTAAAGTATCAACAATACGAATAACAGGTGGGGAAGAATAATAACGACCAGCATTGATGATATTCATACTAGTAATAGCACCAGCAGTAATAACAGGTTCTAATACTGCTTGCTCACCAGAAGTGATTCTAATTGTAGGATCCTCATCAAAATTTTCTGTGGTAAGAATTTCAATCTCACCAACAGTGGATCCATTTAAGGTACATCTTGCTTTATTTGGTTGTTCATTTACAAGAACATATGGTGGGTTGACATATGAGAATCCTTTACTTGTAATCTCTACAGATTCAATAGCACCAAACTTAACAAACTCATCCGACTTATATCCTAGAGCAGGTACACCATCAATGAACACACCAACATCTCTGCTAGAGGTTTCGTAGACTTCTGTAGTAACAATTGGTTGCTTACGAATTAATTTTAGGGATTTTTGATCAGAAAGAGTGTTACTATATTGAGTATCTACTAAAATGTTCTGAGATGGGTATGAAGAAGAACAAACATAGAAATACTGGTCATCTTCAAATACAGCTCCAACATCAGAAGCAAATGGTTGAGCTACTCCTTTGACTGTATTGTAATTTGAGGTTGGGTCAGTATTAATTAACCAGCGATTTCTACCAATAGTTTTGTCATAGACAATAGGACTTAGAGTTTCGAATCCAGCGTCTCCAATCTCAACAGATTCTCCTGATTTTGAGTAAGGAGCAGAATGTGAAGGCAGTAAATTGTATAGAATACCAAGCGTAGTGATTTTTACACTACCACCAACAATAGTCGAGTATCGATATACAGTTTTACCAACATTATGATTTCTAATAGGACCAATTCTATTATCAATAATAAACTGGTTTACGGTTTTATCTTTATATGTAATTACTTCATCGCCAACAAGAAGTTTTCCTGTCCTTGGGAATCCCATTGTGGATTTAACCGTAATCCTATCATTACTACCAGAGCTAGCAGGAAGAAGCACTGTAGTGGTCGTTCTTCCAGAAACTTCAAATGCGCCGTTAATGGTAGTTGGTTCTAAAATTACTTCGTATAGATCTTCCTGACCATCGCTACCGATAGAAATGACGTTATCTACAACAGCAGAAGCAAACTGAATTGCTGTATCATACCCATCAATTTCCTGAGTAATCCTTTGACCAATTAAATCGAAAATATCTCCACTATTTAATTTTACTTTTAATGAGTAATTCTTAGTCCAATCAGAAACTGATGCTTTTAAAGTGAAGTCTTTTGGGTTTAGAACTTCTGGGACATTTGTTGGGTCGTCAGTAATAATGGCATTAAACAAGAACTTAATTGACTTGTCTGTACCTTTTGCTTTATAAAAAGATGTGATATTTTTGATTAATGACCTTTTATCGACATCTTCCTTTAGATATGCTTCTGGAAATTCTGCCAAATAAGTCTTTTCAAACTCTTTAACGAGAGCATATAAAAATAAATTGCTGATATTTCTTACAACATCTCCTTGGTAGTGAGGAGCAGCTGCTGTTGTAACAAATTCGCTCTTGGTATAAAGATCTCCCAATGTTGTGTTGCCACTAACACCTCTAGAGACACTTTCTAATACATTTCCATTTCTATCTTGATAGAATAGAATTTCATCACCGATTTGAATATAACCATTCTCTTCTGGAAAAGATGATCCATCTACAACGGTTAGTGTAGTGGCATCAGCGGTAATAGAAGATGCTAAAGTAGATTGTTGATTAAGAAGATTCTTCTCATAAAAATTGATGTCTCTATACTTGTTTAAGTTAGAGATGATATCTAATGGTTGACCAAAAGACTCCTGCTGCTCGTAGTATTTTTCTACGAACTTAGAGAAATTTTCATACTCGTATTGGATAAACCCTGGGAGTTGAGACTCAATCAGGGACGATAACCTTCTCTTCTTAGGAGCCATCTAATCTTACTCTGGGTATACCGTGAATTTACTCTTTGCTACATCAACATCTAGATAGAGTTCTCTAGAAGCATTGATGTCATTTGATAGTGGTTTCACACGAAGTTCAATTCTATTATCATTGAAACTACCTTGGATGATAGTTAAATCATATAATTTAACTTCGCCTTTGACATAATCAACGGTTCCAATAGAATCGTTTAATGTAATTTTTTCACCAGTCAAACTGTCTAATCTATATAGGGCAATTACGCCATCCCTATCTTCAAAATACACTGTGTATGAAGGGAATTCGGTTACTTTGAAACCAGTTGACATCATCGTTGGACCTTCACAGTCTTTGTCAAATTCGTTCTGGAAACATAGCTCATAATAAGATGTGCTATTAATCTGTGGGAAGAAATCCTTCCTCATCATGATGCTAGTTTTATTCGAGTTAATAGAACGATCAGAATTATCAATTGTTGATACAAACTTACTATATCTGAACTTTCCATTAAACTTTTCCACATTTGATTGTGCCAAGTACTTGTTGACACCAGAAATAACTTTGTTTCTAATTTCCTCTGGTTGCTGTGTAGTAGTAGAAGTGTTGTAATAGATGCCGCTAGTTACTTCAATGTATAAAATTGATGGGTCAATAATCTCTGGAATCACAGAAGCAACCATATATCTCTTCATCTTATCAACAATACTCTTCTTCGTAGTTGAAGATAAGAAACTTGCTTGCTCTGGTTTAATAACAATTTTTACCTTACCATATTCTGGGGGATCATCTTCTTCTCCACCAAAAATAATAATGTCTGAAATTGCTGGGTAAATTTTTCTAACAACAGATCCATAATCAGTGGCAGTTACGGCACGATCCTGGGTGCTGAAGTACTTTGGAGCATTATATTTGATCTTGGATAGTGATTCGATAGCAGCACCACCATTAGATGCTACTGTAGCTGCCGAATTGACAGCAATATTATAGACATATCCAATATTGCTAAACTTATCGGTAACAACACCATTAAAAGTAAAACTCTTCGCTCCATTGGTGTCTGGTCCGTTGGTTACAAGGTAAGTAACTTCAATCTTATTACCATTATCAAGTTTCTTACCTAAAACACCATCACCAAAGAAAAGTTCGTAGCGTTCATCTTCAACTTCATCAAGGAAAAATGATTTCGATTGGGAGTCAATGTTTAAAATGTTCTCAGCGTAGTCGTAAATCTCATAGAAGGTCGATTGTTGACTCTCGTATACTTTTACCCTCACGGAGTTGGTATCGACGCCTGGGTTCTGAATAACGAACCTCTGGGAAGGTAGTGAAGTATTGACTACAAATGTACTAGTAATCAGGGTTCCTTCATAAACAGGAACATCATCAAAGTAAGCAACACCGTTTTCCACAGGAGTTGACTGATCTTCGATCGTTACATATGAGTAAAGTGTATCATTAAATACCGTTGTGAATCCTGTTCCTTTCTGTAGAACAGCAACTTCTGGAGCAGTACCTGGATATGTCGCTGTAAAGGTCACACGTGCCTCTGGAGCAACCTTTGACTTGGGTCTATAACCTAACTGCTTAGCAAGGGCAATAACGTTGTCCCTGAGGGTTGCAGAATCCAAGAACAACTCATTAACTACCATGTTGGCATTGAATGCCGTGTAGTAAGTATTATAAGCAAGAATGTCCAGTAGGACACTCATCGATGATCCTTCAAAATCATACGATGTAAAATCAGATTGTGCTCTCAAATATTCCTTGAGAGCAGTCTTAATCTGCTGGAAGTCTAAATTGGATACTTGTACGTATGATGCCATGGTTATCTAGCACTCTCTAGGAAAAATTCGATGTTTGTTTGTAAATCTGCTCGACCACGAATTACATACTCTAGTTGAATGTCATAACCATTGTCTTCAAAGTTAGTATCAACATTCAAATCAATAATATCAATCCTAGCTTCATACTTTTTAATGACGCTATAAATCTCATCACGAATAATCGCTGCTGTACCAAAATCTAATGGTTCAAATAATAAATCGCCCAGTTGTGTTCCTAGATCGGAATTAAAGAGTCTCTCGCCCTTTCTAGTGAGCAAAAGACTCTTAATTGACTGTTTGATGTCTGCACCGTCTTTTACAACTTGTAAATCCTCAGTTACGGGATGAGGTTTAAAGTTGAAATTGAAATCCTTGAATGTTTGAAATTCAGGCATAGAGACAGCTTTATTGACTATTTATGCCTCATTCATGCCATCTTTCAACGTAATCGTCAAACCCTCCAGCACCTCCACAAGGTCTTGAGAGACGATCTTTGGGAATCTGGTACTTTGCCTGCTTAAGGTACTTGTCGCTCGCTGGATCGGTTATTAGAGTCATCCCAGACTCAATAAAGTCCCGACCCTTATCTACGGGTGAATTTGCCATCTGTTTTCTCCTTTATGGGGTTGAACAGAACTTTT